CCTGCCACTCTGTTTGTTGCCTCTGCTACCTGACCGTAAACGAGGGCACCAATCATCTGTGAGCAGACACCGATAATCATATCGTTGTTCCAAGGCTTAACGCTCTTCTTCACACCATCATGCTCCAAGCGGACAGTACGGTTGATGATGCGGAATGATACACCGGTCTCGTCCAAGAATGCTTCCTGGAATACGTTGGAAGTAGGAACCGGCAGCTTTGTGTTGGAGTCAAAAGTCTGACCCTTATAGTTGGCAACAAGCTCGCGAGCATCCTGTGCCTTCTTCAATTCGTCAAACTTAGCCTTACCAATCCAGAAGATCAAGATGGTGTTGCCATCATTCGAAGCTCTCGCGATACATTCCTTCAAGTCTGCAACGGTAATACCAGTATCAACATTGTTGATGCCGAGCTGATTTTTCGGCAAGTACTGATACTTGATACGGAGCAACTCCTTTGGATTATCGTCGTCACGAACAGCTACGTAGCCGTTAGAAAGACCATACAGAAGGGCGTACTCATTACGCTCATCAACACCGACATTACAAGCTACCGGGTCCTGAGCCAACTTACGGCGAATCTCTGCTGTCTGACCGCCCTGTGCTTCCATGAGTC